AATGATGATGTATTCATAGACGGGAATAGTGGTATCAATGGTGGGACAATAATGTTTGACCACAATGGGTGGTGTAAGGATTTTGTTTGCACATCAGGGCATACATACACGATAAAGGAGGACGATTATGGGGGTCTTTATATATCAGGGTCATTAGAATTAGAGCCTGGCATTACTTGGAGTTCCCGTTTAAACCTCTTCTTTGACGGAGGGGGAACAATTAAGACGAGTGGAGTTAGGTTAGGCCATATTTATATAGGCATAGCGTTATTATGAGCAATACATACACATTACTGGACAATTTGGAGTGCGAGTCACTCAGTATCAATGGAAATTACGAGGGGAGTTCTTCCTTCAGTGCAAATGGCAAGGACATTACCTGTAAGTGGGTTGGTATATCAAACAGCTTTGAGCAGAGCCTCTCTGTGCTTATGGGGTCGGGAACTTGGGAGGCTATGGACTTTTATCTTGATACATTCCACGGGGTTGTTTCTATTGAATCTGAAACTTCTACTATGAGGATAACCCCTTCTGACATGGCTGGACTAAGCAGTCAGTTTACCAGCCTTGGGGAAAACTCCTTTAATGATATAGAGGTATCAGAAGGTGCAGAGGTAGAAATGCAGACACAGGCCACTACCTTTAACAGCTTTAAGATAGGTTCTGGAGCAACAATTGACTTAGGAGGCTCACAAATAAACATAGCTTCATTACAAGCCGCAGGAACGGACAGCAACCCTATAAATATAACAGGGGGAACCCTATCCAAACCCTCGGGGTTTGTACAATGTGACTACCTAGTGTTAGCCGATTCTAGAGCCACAGGAGGTGCTAAGTGGTATGCGGGGGAGAATTCAATAGACAATGGCGGGAATGAGGGTTGGATATTTAGAAAGAGAAAGTATCAATTACCAGCAAGGAAGGTATAAGTAGTATGAGTAGTATAAGTATAAGACTAAGTAAAAAAGAAAGAGAGAAGTTAGAGGGGTTAGCCCTTGAACACGGTATGACTATTAGTCAGTATATACGGGCAATAATCAATGGTAAAATAGTGAGGCAATTAAGTGAGAGTGAGGTAGCAGAGTACATTGAGCGACTTTACAAGACTATGGTGTAAGGCTCCATACTTCAAAGCAATTATCCAATTGGTCCTGAGTAGGTTTTTTGAAAAACCATAGTGGCGTGGAATTCCTCCAACACCACCTTTGGGTTTTGATTATGTACTCCGAGCCTGCTTTATATTTCTCCGTCAGGGTCTGCTGTTTCATTGGGCAATCTATTAAGTAAGTTCTTTGGGGACATTTCCTTTGTAAGCTTAATAGCTTCATCAAACTTTGTTAAAAATTCCCCCTTCTTGTCCTCCATGAGCTTAATAAGGGTCTTCTTTGCCCCACCACTACCTTTGCTAAGATGCTCTTCCCTCACTCCATAAGAATGCTCAGTCCTGTAGGAGATTAACTCCTCCTCGCCATCCTTGTAATAACTCACACCAATCACTGTACTCTTGATTATTGAGGGATTGGAAAGGTCTGCACTCGGGTAAAATACTTTACTACCCATGCTGTACTTGTTGTTTATCTTCATACTGCATTTAATGAATTTATTTATTGTATTGACATACTACCATATGGATTTTGTATTTACAAGTGGCTATAGACTACCACTATAAGACACTTGACATTTGGTAGTGGTTTGTGTATATTAGGGTATGGAAAATAAGCTAGACAAAATTAAAGAAATATTCTTTGGCGAAAGTCTAGATTATTTATCATCAGTACAGGCACCAGCAATGGTGTCTTTTCTGTTTTGGATTGAGGATTGAGTGTAGTAGATACTGTCTACTACCCCCAGTACTCAAGGGGCTGGAAGGCACATCTTAACCTCTTTCTGACTTACAGGTTAGAGGGCATGGCTGATGTGTTAGTCGAAAGGCTAAGGAACTGTAAGAGAATACGGATACTACACGGACACCTCGAGGTTAGGTGAGTGAAGTAAAAGTTGCATATATGTATTGGCTCTTTCCAAGTGAGTACGACTTGGTAATAGAAGAAGTTTAGTAACAAGAGTCTTATTTTTTGTTGCTTATTTTTAGGAAATCATTGGTTTCTGATTTTCATTTTTGTGTTAATCAAGAACAAGAGGAACTAGAAGCCGTTTCTAGCCATTTCCTAAGGTTAGGTTATAAGTTAAGTAATAAGGTTATATGGAAAAAAAGAAAGTTGCATTTACAAGGGGAAGATTGCTAAGAGACATAACCAAGTATGTTTATTGGAACACTTCCTTAAAAACCACAAGTGAAAAAGTCCGAGTATTGGCTATGGAATGGTTAGAAAAAAACCCTGGGGCGATAGAACTTTACTTAAAAGAACCAGAGTACATACTTGGTCGTTGTGCAGGTGCGAGTCAGGGTAGGAAAGAAGATTTAGTCTTAAAAGGAGAGTAGTTGACAAGTGTATAGATAGTGTGTAGAGTATAGTTAGTATGAACAAGACATTGGAAAGCATACAATCCACGCCGAATCAATTAGCGGCAGTAGAAGCCCCCGTAAGGGCTCAATTATTAAAGGAACTTCCACCAGCACAAAAAGAGCAAGCCATAGGAAACTTGGTTGAGTCTGCTATGATAATGGGATTATTAGATGCCTATGATATTAGAGTTTGGTTAGGTTTGCCGAGAATGAGCATTAGGGTTATTACAAGGGTTAGGGATGAGGTCAAAGAGAGGTGGCTTAAGGAGAGTGGCAATATTGTGGAGTATGCGAAGACTGAGAGGGCTATTCAGATTAAGAGGGCTTGGGAGAATGTGAGGAAGTGTGAGGAGTTATTCAATGATGCAAAGAGTACAGGGGATAAGGTAAAGGTAAAACAGCTGGAATTGCAGTATATGCAGTATATAGCGAAATTGAGTTTTGTAGAACAAATGGTGGACAGTGGCACACCTGAAACCCAAGTGAATGTAGTTGCTTGGAGTAGTATGAAGGATGAAAAGGAGGATAGCAATGATTAACTTTTATGATTTCACAGTCGATGGTAAGAGATACACTGAACCTCACGAGGGACAGAAAACAGTCCTTAAAAGCAATGCAAGGTTTAAGGTGGTGTGTTGTGGTAGGAGGTTTGGAAAATCAGTGCTTGCAATAAACACACTATTAGAACATTGTTTGGCTAATTCTAATCATACCTACTGGGCTGTGGCTCCGACCTTTCGTCAGGCAAAAACCATTTCGTGGAGGTATTTAATGAGCCGAATTAGAATGCTCCCTGCATTGGAGCAAAAGAGAATGAGGATTAACGAAACCAATTTATCGGTAGAGTTTAGTAATGGGAGTTTATTAGAATTAAAAGGGGTAGAAAGACCTGATAACCTGCTTGGTACTGGATTGGATGGGGTTGTACTGGACGAGTATGCTGTGGACACTTATGGAAGTTCCCCTATATGGAAAGAGATTATACGACCGTCCCTGTCAGACAAGGGGGGCTGGGCAATTATAATTAGCACACCGAGAGGGTATAACCATTTTTTTGAATTGTTCGATTATGCACAAAACAGTGGAGACTCTGACTGGGAAGCATTCAGAATGCCCAGTGAGGTGAATCCTGTATTGAGTAAAAAGGAATTAGAGAGTGCTAGGGCTGAATTGGGGGAAGACTTGTACAGTCAAGAGTACGAAGCATTGTTCAAAAAGAGGAGTGGACTTGTGTATCAGAATTTTGATAGAGACATTCATGTAATAAAGGAAGTAGACCCTGACATTATATCTTCTCGTTGGAGTTTGGAGGTTGGTATTGATTTTGGTGGTGCACACCCTACTGCTGCTGTATTTGTATTATTTTCCCAGAATGACGACACTGCTTATGTAGTGGACGAATACTATGAAAGTAATATAAGTAGCGATAAGCATTTAGAAGCATTAAAAGCGAAAGAGAATTATTGGTTAGGGGTATTAAAACAGCAAAGACCAAGGGTTCGTTGGGGAGACTCACAAGCAAAGCAGTTGATAATGGACTACACAAGGGCAGGGTACCATATTACACCAACGATAAAGGGCAGGGACAGTGTACAAGCAGGCATTGATGATGTGAAGAAGAGACTTAATGTGGACATAGTGAGTAAAAAGCCGAAGTTATACATTACAAGTAACTGTGTGAATACGATAAGGGAGTTTGAAAACTATGTGTGGATTACAGGCAGTAGTGGGAGTGCAGAAGAGGATGAAATGATGAGACTTGCGGCAAAGAAGAAAGATGCTCCTAGAAAGATTTTTGACGACGCGATGGATGCACTTAGGTATGTAATTAGCCACCATGTTCCAGTGAGTAGTCAAGGAGTGATAAAGACAAGCCAAAGACAACGAGACCCGTTTACGGGGATTTAGGTATTTAATTTTTTAATATATTTAATATGAAGGTTCTAGTAAAAAATAACAGACTTGCCCTAGAAGCGTCTGTAAAGAGGCTCTCAGACTTAGACGATGCAAAGTTGGCACAATTGGCAGCGAGGTATCAAATAGGCTCCCAAAGGGCTGTTAAGAAACCCGTAGAGGTCGTTCGTAAGGGAAGAGTCCTTGAGGAGGAGAGACTCTCTTATGAGAGGAAACCAAGGGCTATCTTAGAGAATGAGTTACGAAAGTATCTCAGTATCACAATAGATATTCCTAAGGAGCACTGGACTGATGACCAGAGTTATTTCTGGCAGTCTAACAATGTGGAGGAAAAGGATGATATTAACGAGATAAACAGACTTAAGGAAGAAATGGGTATCCTTGCAGAACTACCCCCATTTGAGGAGGGCAAGGACAATCTCTCTACTTCAAGGTTATTGTGTGAACTGACAGAACCTCAGTGGGAGTGGGTTAGTGAGCACAACAACTTTAAGATGGAATATGAGAAAGATGAAGAAACTAAAACAAGGACTGCAAAGAGGGTTCATGTTCATAAACTTATGGTGCATGAGTGGGTTCCTGAGGATGATAGTGATGTAGAAAGACTCAAGGGAATGGCAGACACAGTAGCCGTTAAGTTGTCAAAGGGAAAGTATGTTAAAGAAAGCAAAACTAAGTAGTAGTATTCAAGCCACAGCAGAATTGGCAAGGGAAGAGTTTTCCAATCCTGAGACCTTGATAGAATTGAATAATATCTTCAAGGACTTAGCGTGGGGAACCGTGGAGATTACCGTAGTGGAGGGGGAGATAGAGAATATCCGAATTACGAGAAACTACAAACCTTACTCCACAGTTGACGAGTCTGAATAAATAGGGTAGTATATTAGTATAACTTAAAAATTTCAGAGCATTGACAGAGAATACTAAAAAATTATTGACCACCCTAGACAAGGTTGAGGAAAATTACGAGCCTAATTACAGTGTTTGGAAGAAAAAAGAGGAGTGGGAGACTGTTGGTAAGATTCGAAACAGAATTAGGCAAATGTACCAAGCCAGGCAGAGTAATTGTTATTTGACCAATACGGACGGGTCTGCCTCCTGGGACAATCACTGGGATTTAGTGGAAAAGAATTATTTAATGTATGCGAAGTTTGACCAAGAAGACCCACAGCCTAACTTAAAGTCTGGTATGGCATAC